TTAGGATTGTGTTAATTACACCACCTGACTAATGTAAATAGATAAAGTGCCTGATCCATGTACTACTGTGGGCACTTTTAGTTTAATTAGTTACACTTCATGGTCATCTACTTACAATTTTAAAAAATGTATCTTATTGTATTCCAAGGAATGATTTCATCATGTATTCTTATAAAACTAGATATAAAATCTTTTTTAAGATTATGTTGATATCTTACATTTTTACCTCCATATTGAGAAGTTTTAGTTTCTTGAATACTTGGCGTCCACATTAATTCTTCTCCAGGAATATTATTAGCTAGATTATACTTGTGTTTATCTTCATTATGAGTTAAGAATATTACTTCAGCTTTTACTGTAGATTTATAATCTACATAGTCATTTAGCATATGAAATAGTTCTTCATAATCTTTTTCCCAACCTTTGTATACTACTACAGGTGAAAAGTTTACATGTACATCGTAGCCACTGTCTATAAATGCATCAATTGCTTTTATTCTATCTATTATCTTACTAGTCTTAGGCTCTAAAATATCAGATATCTTTTGAGGCATAAGACTAAATCTAATCCTAACTTTATTTTGAGGATTAAAACTTAAAAAGTTAATAGGTATAATTTTAGTAGCAAAAGTTGCTTTTGCAACTGGATGGTCTCTGAAAAACTCAAAGATATATTCCCAATTATAATACTTAGAATGCAATGCAAAATCTTCATTACATGCTATATCATAAGTGATATACTCTTCATCAGTTTGATTAGGCTTTTCTACATTAGAATAAAAATACGCATGATCATTAATGCTTGTAAGTATATCTCCTATATTTTTAGCAATGCTTAATCCTTCAGGTTTATGACGTTTCATATAACAATAAGAACAAGTTAATAAGCATCCGTAACCAAATGAAGGAGTAATATAATCACTTGATCTTCCTGATTCTCTAATAGTAAAAGTTTTTCTTATTACTTTTTCTAACATTAATTTTAATTTTTAAGTGTTATTTAATAGGAGCACAGTCTTCTGAAGCTGTGCATGATCCATCACAATTACATATATACATCATAATTCTTTAATTAAAAGGGTTTAATACTCCAAGCTGTCTAAAATATTTCTCTCTACGAGACATTAATTCATAATCATTTTCAGCTATTAAACTATTATAATAACACATTGTTTCATATTGCTCTATATCTTCTATTAAACATATAACTGGAAAATGTTCAGTTATTAAGTCAGCCATTTCTTGGTTATCTTTAGGCTTATAGTCTAAATGTATAGTGCGTAAATACAGTCCTATGTCTAACATAGTCACTCTAGGTTTTGCTTGAATATCTTGCATAATGTATTTGTTTAAAGTTCAAAACGTCAAATTTTTTAGTAATTCCTAAAAGAAAAAAAGGGAAATAGTCCTAAAACTATTTCCCAATTTTTAATCTTTAAAAGATTATGCTCCTAAAGCATCTGCAATAGCAGAAGAAGCATCAGTGTCAACTGCTAAACGAGTTGTATCTGCAATCAAAGTGTGCTTAGGCTCGCCAAGTACAACTGAAGTATTTACATAAATGTACATACCATTGCTCATAATGAAATCTCCATCTTTTCCTGCACGTTTAGCACGAGTCTCGAAGTTAGCTACATCATATTCAGTTCCTTTTGTTGACTCTGTAATTTGAAGATTCAAACTTCTGTCATCACCTGCAATCTTTGGATCAACCATATTGATTTCCAATTCTTCTCCTTCTGCCAATCCAGAAACGTCTATACCGAACTGTAATTGAACGTCTGAAGGTTGTGCAGATAACCAAGAATAACGAGGCTTAGATTGGTTAAATCTTTCATCAGAAGCATTTAAAATTCCTAACAAAGCTGTTGGAGTTTTTCCTGTTTCGATAATTTGTGAGAAAGTTAATTGAACTTTCCCGCCTTTAATTCCTTTTGCTGATACTAATGTTACTTTTTTCATGATAATTTGTTTTAAAATAGTTAAAATATTTATTTATATATCTCCTATAGTACAGACTTTAAAAGTCTAAGAATTAGTAGCCTAGGATAAACTACTATTCTTTCATTAAACCTAAATTAATGTGTAACTACCTTTTTACTGCCTAGCGGCAAATAGTTATCTATGTATGTATTAAGCTTTGTGTTTAAGAAAATAAAATAGCGGTACTTTATCCACAATTTCCCGCTATTTCCCCTTAAACTTTATCTTGGCAATGTTTTAAACATAAACATTTTAGTGTCGTAAGCATATCGTATTGATAATTCATCTGTTGTATTAAAATCTGCAGTTACTGTAAATGCATTTTTAATACTAGACTCATCACCTGTTGCAATATATATTAGTTTCCATTTTTCAGTTATTGGATCAAGGAAAGTAACTACATATTGATTATTTATAGGCAATATTATTTTATATTGAGTAGAAGATATTTTCACTGAAGGAATTTCTTTTTCTAACCACCAGCCAACAAAGGTTGTGTCTTCGTATATTGCTCTTCTAAGTTCCATATCTATGTTGTAAGCGGCTTTAATGTTTACAGTGAATGTCATCGTTTGCGATTGTACTCCTTGACTAATAGTCAGAAGTATCATTAAGATAAATAGTTTCATGATAATTAAGTTTTATAGTTAGTTAATAATAAAAAACCTCTTACTCTAAGTTAATAGAATAAGAGGTTATATAATCGTAAAAGAAAATGGGCTATCCTTTGATAGCAATGCAGTTTATACTGCTCACGATTAATTTTGATTGTGCATTAAAGCTTTATCAGCTAGAGCACTTATTTTCATAGACATATCTAATGTCCATAGTTTAGTAAATTTATACTTAGCTCTGTCTGGTTCTTTGTGACAGTGCTCTCTATATAACTGTTCTTCAATTTTTGTAACAGAATTATCTGATTCGGAAATAACATGTATAGTTAGTTTCTCATCTTCAGAAAAGATAATGTCTAATCTGTACACATAGTCTTTTAAGAAATCCATAGTCTTTAAGTTTAAGAGTTAAAGATATTAAATAATTAAAAGAATCCCTAAAAAAGTTTTAGGGATTCACAGAACTATAAGTTCTTAGTGGAATTTATGGCCTTTACAGCCATTCCTATTAAAAGTTCTATTACAGAACTTAATAAAAGATTGGTGACGATAATGCTTTTTGTAATTATATCCGCGTTTATTAGCAGGATAAGCACCATCATTTGTCTCTGCACTAGCAAATATACTTACTGCGATTATAGCTAATGTTATTAATAATAGTTTCTTCATGATATATATGTTTAATTAAAGGTTAAAAAAGAAATAATCCCTATCATTAAGCTATAAGATAGGGATTAACAGACTTAAAAAGTCTACCTGAACAACAGTGAGGTATAAGATTATCCGTGCTGTTATAAGTGTTATTTAGAAGAATCAAGTAATGCCATACTTGCTATTCCTCCAATTGCAGAACATACTATTATGAAATCCCCCATGTGATTTCCTCCCATCATTAAGATAGTTCCAAATACTAGAGTCACTGCACAATACAGTGAGAATCCATAAGCTAATGCTTTCATAATTTCTAAGTTTTAAAAAATCATTGGTAAAATGTATATTGCATCTAATGCAAGACATGTTATTACAACTGATATCCAATCAGTTGGTTTATCTGCTTTAAAAGCAGGTAGTATACAAAGAGTTATCATAAGTTTAAATTTTAAAGGTTAATAAATACATAAGCAAATCCGCAAAAGCTTATGAGTCATCTAATTTAACGGATCCCTTGGTAGGGTAGATGTTTCTACTAAGATGATTAATCTCTTTTAGCTAATAGATAGCGACAATACACTATATTTCAAGTGCATGTATTTAGTCAGCTATTACAGGAATCACCCATACTGACAGAAGTATTTTAATATTCATCATCAGGAGCATAGTCTTCTTCAAGCATTTGCTCAATGAAGTTCTGTGCTATATCACCGTGTATCTCAAACTTAGGTTTTACAGGTGTAGCTTTTACTCTTATAGTATTATTGATAATATGTTTAAGAGTATTTCTTAAGTGTTGTACATCCATTGTATCAACATCTATTTTTCTGCCATCTTTTGTGGTCCAATATGTCTTTTCCATTTTATAATGTTTTACGTGTACATATAATAATTGCACCTGTTGTTCCCCATCCTAAAAATGACCAGTTAGCAGCCATTAATTGATCATTGCTATCAGCAATAAATAATGCTGCTAAAGATACTGTCATCATAACTAAACATAATATAGTTACTACTGTTGCAAGAGTTATTCTTTTCATAAGTTTAAGTTTAAGTTTATTTTTAAGTTTAATGCATAGATAGTATTCCAACAAATACAGTTATTAAAACTGTTTTTAAGCTGTCCCTATAAGTCATAGGTTAGAAATATTTTTCTACTAAGATTGAGATGCATTCTCTTTTGGATACTCTATACACCCAGTTACTTCTTCCATTTAACCACGGTAGTAACACCGTAGGTTCTGCAATCCCTCTGCACTCAGTTGTAATAGCTCTATTGGCTAAATGAAAGCATAAGTTCATATACAATCAATATTACAACTGCTCACCCTTGGGAAGTGAGTTGTGGTGCATTAAACTCTTTGGACCTCCTGCCTTTGCTTCAAGGTAGGCAGAACCACAATTGAGGTCCTCAAGTATACATAAATAATTAAAAACATCACAGCAAGGTTCTCGTCCTTGCCTAATTCAACGGTAGTCCCCACCCTTATAACATTACCTCTCAGTTAAGAGTCAGTAATAGCTTTTTATACAAGTTGACCTCTTGTAATTGGACTGTGATGTTAAAACTCTCACCCATTGGATACTTATATTGCTATAAGCACAAGGTTGCAACCCTTGATACTCTTTAAGAATTGTACTATAATAATAGGTTTTTCTGACTATCTTAATGTATTATTCCTGCTTGGATGAGAGTAA